GGGGGAGAGGAGGGGGAGAGGGGGGGGGGGGGGGGGGGGGGGGGGGGGGGGGGGCGCCCCCCCTTCGGGTGTTAAATTAAAGACAGTAATAATGCTTACTGTGTAATGGTACTTGCTGCACGACGGATTCGGTCGGCAATATCGTATAAAGCTCCTTGTAGTTGTTGTTTCTCAATATCGGTAAAACCTCCTTCTCCTCCATTACCGTCACGACCGTGAAGTTTATTGTATATCCACGATGAAGATTTGCCAAAATAATCTTGAGCTATTTGTCGCCAAGATACATCTATCATAATATCATCTAATTGTTGCATCATTGTGAGCTTCTTTTGTTTTGCTACTACTTCCATATTAAATCATTTTATTATTGTTAAGATAGAGCCCCCTAAGGGGCTCTTTTTAATCTCTATCTAATAGCCTCGCTAATAATTCATAGATATAGGCTAACAGATTTCTTGAACCATTGGGATAAGCTCTTTTGTAATTTCTAATCGCTTGGATAAGATCCCATTCTTGTTCTGTGAGCTCTTGGCTCGTTGTCAATTCTTCTTGCATAATTACTTCATTTAATTTAACGATGCAAAGATACTGCGAATTTTCGTAGTATCCAAATTTTTTAGCAACTTTTTTCATTTTTTTTTAAATTTTTCTCTTGAAGTATAATTCTTGGGAGGACAGGTTTTGAAGGTTATTACACTGTGGTAATAATAAAACTGTCGTGATAGCTGTTATCGAGCAGGTAGGCATATTTCCACCATAATAGATAGTCGAAACAGTCGGATAGGTGGGTAGCGTGCTCTTGTGGTATGGTAGAGGAGCGTTCGCTACTTTTATCTTTCTCAAAAGCATCTTCCTTCTGTTTTACGGCAGCGTTCTCCATTGAAACAATGAGGTTAGGACAGTTGTCTTCATTGATGCGCACGAAGGGCAGGGCGCGGTTGTTTTCCTCTAATATCTCGTTGATAAGGCGGAATTTGAGAATATGGCTTGGGTTATTGCTGTTAGGAGTCTTGTTATACACCTGCCAGCCTGCTGTACGTAGCATATCCTCCACATCTTGGGCGAGGGTGGTCTTACTGTTAGCCTCACTTTTAAATCCCGAACGGTCGTGGTATAGGAATATCTTATTGCAAGTAGCGCGGTGGGGTTCGTAATAGTCTATGATTTTCTTTATCAAATCTGAAAGTTTGAGGGGGTTCTTGACAAAGAAGTCTTTCAGTATTGTTATAGTGTTGGCTACCTTGCTCCATTGGGCTACAATAGCACAGTTGATACGCCCACCGAAGTCGAGCGAGAGTTCGAGGGGTACTCCTCTTACTAAATCGTTGTCGTAGGTGCAGGAGGGGGTGAAGCTCTGCGAGAAGTCTTGCAGCGCGGTAGTGTTGTACTGGTACTTGTAATAATGCTTGTCAGCGCTGAGTTTGGCATAGAAGCCATCTGTTACTTTACCAGGGCGTTTGTTTAGAATTTCGGCATTGAAGAGTAAATCACTTACGCGTTGCTCGTACATTTCTTGTATCCATCCTGGTTTAAGGTTCTCCACATTCACATAGGCATTAGCTTTGATAAACTTGTATTCATTAGGCTTAGCTAATGCCAGCTTCTCGCGGGCGGTGAACCACTCACCTATTTTGGTAAGAGCAACAGAGGAGGTGAAAATAGTAGCATTCAGTAGGCTTGCTTTGTTAAACTCTATTTTCTTGGCGCGGTTGGTTGTGAGTACATTGTTAAATAAGCGGTCGTATTCTAAGAGAGCTGCCTCGTCACCAATGACGATATAGGCGTTCAAACCTCGTCCACTGTTGGGGTCGTCTAAGGAGACGAGCACCAATATAAAGCCATTGGAGAAATGCACCACATTACTCCACGAGTTAGGAGCTTGGAAAGGCATTGCAAATCCGAGAGCCTTGCCATTACGTCCTACCACGTAGTCCACGTCTTCGTAAAATCCAAACATTTCGAGACCTTCCTTAGTAGACGGAAAGGTTCTGCTCTTTATCTGAACAAAGGTAGCTCCTACAAGCACCCCCGTAGCACGTGGCATTTGACGTACAGCTTCCTTAACAAACCAACCGAGAATGGTACTCTTACCCGTACCGCGTCCTGCCTCTATGCAGATGTTCTTCACACCTGCATAGAGGTTAGCAGCAACGGCTGCCATCTGCATAGGATTAAGGAGAATTTCCTTTACTGGCTTAATCAGCGGCTTCATCGGTAGGGTCTTCAGTTATATCTTCGTATTCGGCATCCGTAGCGGGAATATCGTTAAAGTCTACCACACCCGTAGCGAGTGCAGCGCGTAGCATCTTGGCACTCTTGCGACTCATTCGGATATGATACTCGTTGGCGGTAATCTTCTCGAAGTTGATTTCTTTCTCCTCTTTATCGAAGTTGAATAGGCGCGAGTAGGAGTCTAACGCCTTTCGAGCTTGTTCTAAATCTCTATTTTTTAAAGCCATCTGATACAGTTGCCAATAACTATCTGCTAATATAGCACGCTCGGCATTAATATCCGATTTATCAAGCTCGCCAAATATCTGCATTGCCCAAGAATAGTCGCGGTAAGCGGTAGCTTGGCTTACTTTCATCTCTCTAATATGTATCTGTATTGCTTGGTGCTTAGAGTACTTGTTGGTGAGTCGTAAGCCGTGTATATGGCGGAGACGTGCCTTGATTGCCTCTTCGGCTGGGACAAGCTGAAAGTTCTCGTCAATGTACGAGGCGGAGATGCGTTGGTAAGTGCTATCTTTGCTAAAATTAGTAATTTCCATAGGTAAGAGTTAGAAATAGAGTCCGCTTTTGAGTTTCTCCACTTGTCGGGCAGCGTTTGAAGGGACATAGCAAGCTATAGTTTCTTTTTCAAGCAACTGCTTGAGCTGTGCCAGCTCGTGACGAGCGAGTTGTTGCAGGCGTTGGGCAACGGCATATACTTCGGTAACATTTAGTATCTTGCTCTTTTGCCAAGGTAACTCCTCCCACTGTTGAATGATAGCGGTAGTGGTGAACGAGAAGCTATGAACTTGGGCGGCTTCGGCTATGGTAAAGAACACTGTGGTACGCTGTAGTTTTTCCCATATAGTGGGATAATTACGCAAATCATTAGGGGTGCAAGTGCTGAGCTGGGGAGCCAACATACTCTCCCATACCCATTGTATTATTGGCTGTAATTTGGTGAATACCTCCCACGAGCTGTTTAAACTATAATATTTTTCAAAATCATTCACGGTACTAATGATACCGTTAGAACGCTGTAGTTTACCTTCTGTGATAAGTAGCTCTATACAGTTGTTTAAGGCGCGGTCGCCCATCGCAATAGACGAAAGCCCCAAATCGCGCAAATCCCACCAAGGCGACTTTTCCATCTTATCATCTGTGTAGTAGTTGCCACCCGTGTTGGATAAGTTTACCTTGAGGAAAGGAATAGCATAAGCAATGGCATAATTAGCAACAGCTTTCTTTAGAAGTTCTAATGTATCACCGCTTGCCTCACTAACTATTGTTTTAGAAACGTACGGATATACTTTTACGCGGAGCGCCTCCTCGATATAGGTTTTGAGCAGCTCGAAGTCTAAACGGTTAGAAACGTTAGTATATTGCTTGATTTCTTGGATATTGGTGAACATAGGTTTAGGAGTTAGTCGTTAGACGATAGTTGAAATTCGACTACAAAGCTATGCAGGTTGCGGGTGCTATCAAAGGACAGTGGTTTTTGGGTGATAGGTATTACCTTTAGCCACTCGCCTGCAATACGCAAGAAGCATACGGGTGATTTGATGAGCTCCCACAGCACTTCTATTTCTTCGGGGAAGAGCCAACCAGTATTGAGCTTATAGGTGCGCTTGGTTTTCACTTGTGCTTTGTAGTCTTCACTTTTGAGCACATTGTCGGCGAGAGTGTGTTCATAGTTTATTAAGGCTTCATACTCGCCCGCAAAAGAGAACCAATCGGGGCAGTAGTTTTGATTTTGAAACAGTGCACTGATAGGTGTACTGTTAGGCTCTGGTTTAGGTTCAAGACTGAGAGCTTCCTTGCTAATGATAGCAGAGGCTCCATAAGTAGCATCTGCTGTAGAACGTAAAAAACTGAAGTTAGCTACACCTATTGGGTCCTTAATAGCTGATAAGTCAATGAGATTCGAACCTATTTGTCCCAGCGAGCGAGCGCGTACCTCTTGGGTGAGTGCGGATACCGATATAAGGCTCTGCGTATAGGTAGAGCGCAAACGGCTTTGGGTAAGGTATGGGTAGGCTTTAGGCTTCTTGCCTGGCAGGTAGTACAGGTCGGTAAGGGTATGAGTTTTGAAAATCTCGCCTTTGAAGTTCATCTCTTTTATGACCGCTGATACCTTGGTAGCTTTGAACAGTTCTTTGGGGGCGAGTAGCTTCTGGGTGTTAATCTCTAAAGTGGGGGTAATATCTCTAAAGAAATCTTGCACCTCCTGCCCTATATCCACCGTTGCTACGCCCTCGAAAAATACGTAGTCGTAAGTTTGAATAGTTGTAAAAGCACGTCCGTAAACGTTAAACTCCATTGTAAGGGTAACAGTGATGAACTCACTTTCAGTCGAAGTTTGTCGTACGTGAGTAAGCTCCTTATCAAGACAGAAATAGACGTTTTTAGTGGTAAAATCAATATCTGTCTGCACGGTGATATTTACGTTTACTACCTGCTTGCTTCCCGCTGAAGAGGTTACTTTGAACCACCCTTTGTTTTCGCCTACTGTCATCAGTTCTGAAGAATGAGAGCGAAATTTCACCACTACTTTCTCCTTGCCATTATCTTTCAATTCTGTAACTTCTAAGAAGTCGGAGTTATTAATTGTGAAAGTTAAGTGGTTAGGGTTTTTGATAGTGAATATTCCTTCTGCACGTTCTTTCTTGTCTGTTTTTATTACATAGTTAAAAAGCTTTTTATCTATATGAAAGACAGTTGTGTCGTTGATGATGGTAAGATTGATAATAAAAATGGTTCCTAAACCATCTTCTCCTACTAAGTTATTCTCTTTAGTAAGCACTTGTGGTTTGGAAAAATCTACCGCTAACCCTTCTATTTTACCATTTTGTAAAAACTCATCAGAAAGAGAAAAGTCAGCAAATACTTTCCTCAAATCTTTATTAGTATCCCTTCTTATTCTTATATTGAATAGCCCTTTATTAGTAAAGATTTGGTTATATACATTTTGGTTTTGAAAATTTTCAATGAGTACAACTCCTTGTGCATAATCCTTTGTAAAACTATGACGAAGGGCAAAATTGCTACTTGAGGGGTTTGTAAGATTATAATTAAGAGTAGTGTCTCCCGTAAGCTCTTTGGTAACTATATTAAGCACCATATTGAGTACGGGTTTGTCGTTGGGTTTAGGTTTAGGGGTCGCTTTATCAATACGACGTAAAGTAATAACTGCCTCTTTTCGCTCCGTGGGAAGGTCTATTTCTGTAATTTTACCACTTTTTTCTTCAGTAGCAATTACGCCAAATGTAACCTTTATCTGTATATTTTCATTCTCTGGTAACTTATTAAAGTTGTTGTAATGTATGCGCAAATTGTGTTTGAGTCCCTTTAAATTATCTAACTCTTGCCCGTCAGGAGCGAGAAGCTCTACATAATCATTAGGAGCTATACGCGCATAGTTACGAAATCCTTTATACTTCTTATAAATTGTAAGTAGATTCAATTCAGGAAATTGTACAGTAAGGATTTCGGTAGAAGGGATAGGTTGGGAGGGGTGCCATTCCTTCAGAATAGACGCTGGAGAAACCTCCCAGTCGAGGATGGGTTTTTCAACAGGGTAACATATTTTACTGTATAAAAATCCTCCCTGTGAGGTACTTCCCACTCGGGTGGTGTAGCATTCTTCTGATGTATAGGTTCTAATAGGCATAGCGTTTGTATTTTATCAATTTTTTATATAGGTCTATTTCAAATTGCTCATTAGGTCGCCAAAACTCAATAGCAATAATCTTTGTAAAGAGAATCACGCGCTCTGGACGTATCTCTATTCTGTCATCAGGAAAGAGCAAAGGTAATTGATATTCTAAATAACGGTGAACTTGCCAATTTTCTACAATTAAGTCGATATCCTTAGCGAGGTAGTTCTCGGAATATACCCCTTGCATTACCTTGGCAACTGAACCACATATCACGGGCAACTGCTCATCAGAGAACTCATTGAACACGGCACTGTAGATAGTGTCGAGATAGGCATTTAGGCGATTATCTTTAAATATATTTAAATCGGTAAATGTGGTATACATTAGATAGCAATAGTTGTGATTTCTACTTGGTAGTGCTCTTTATCGAGCACAGTTTTGTTAATACTCTTGATAAGCATTCGTTGCTTGTAAGCGAGAATGGTATCACGCAGGGCAATATGCCTAAAACGGTTCTTATTGCATACGAAGCTCCAAGTGTATTCAGCAGCAGCAATACGCATCTTATACCATTCTTTCCAATATTCAGCTACTAATGGAGGCGTAAGTGCCTTGCGAAACCCTCCGTTGTTTCCGTCATACCAAATTAGTCCTATCGTAGCTTCGCCACTCTTGCGTGCAATAGGGGCATAATTTCCCTTGAACATCACACGAGGTAGGCAGTATCCTCCTATCTGTACTTCGGTAACATCAGTGAGCTTACTTGCTTCTTGTGGACTGAGCACTTGGTAACTGTTATCAGTTACCTGTACAATAGGCAACTGATAGGATTTGTCGTCCATTTCTGGGAACTTGATAAGGTAAGACTGCTTGGTGAGGAAGTTTTTTTTAGGCTCTTGTACTTCCCAAGAGCGAAAGTCTTTAGCAAGTGAGCGTTCTTCTAAGCGAATACGATTCATATAGAGCTTATTGCCCTCAATGGTCATATCGTAGTTCTTCCAATTCTTAATAGTCTTAACAAGTTCACCAAAAGTAACATCGGGTACGGCACGCTTTAGATCTACAATGTTAGGGTTGATAACCTGTTCAATTACATTGCCATCCTCATTATGTTGTGCTACAATGTTCAAGTTCATTGTCAGCTGTGGCTGTGGAGTACCTTCTATTTCCAAAGCGAGGGTTTGCAAAGTGGTATCAATAGAGAGGAGTTGAGTAAAACTCAGCGTATCGCTACGTTCAAAATTAAACTCACGAATTACCACGTTATCCAATTTTAATCGCAAAACAGCTGTACCGCTGATATGTTGGTTATCGCACACCAGTCGCCAGGTACCTGCGGTTGGAAACTCATAAGTAGGTGCTACAGCTGTGAGTATGTGCTCTTGTTGTGCAGTAGTGAGGTAGTACGGGATATTGCTGTAGAGCACTTGCTGACTAAAATCTTCATCAGTGAGGATATCGCCTACCAACTCATAGCCTGCATCGGCAAAGCCTGTTTTAAGCACATAAAGCAGATAAGGCATAGGGTGAATGATATTGTAGCTTCTATTAGGCTCGTTACGGGTAAAACCATCTACACTATTACCAAGGTTGATAAATTGCAAAAAATGCTCCCAACCTTTTTGGCTTGTATCTTTAGGGTATACTACTCGCGGGAAATTGTAATTAACTTCGGGGTATTTTTTAGTACATATCTCTTTGGCGTGATCATATATATCAGGCACACGCTGCCTGAGAAGCGGGAGGTCGCAAAGCTTCTTTTCAAAGTTAGGCAACTGTTCAAACCCTGAATCTATCTGTGCTGATACTAAGTTGCCTTCTACCGATAGTATTTCAAGCGTACCCTTTCGCACTCTCCCATCTATTATGTGATACCCGTCATATTTCTTCTTAAGTCCTGTTGCATTCAAAGCGGTATAATTACCTATACGCATTCTGAGGTCTGCGTTCATTTGAAATTCGAACGGCAACGAATACTGGGTAAAGAAGGTATCTTTAAAGCGCGGGTTCTCCTCTTGGTAGGAGATAGAGATACGCGAAAGGTCCAGCACAAATTGAGAAGTAACAAAGCTATCGGTCATTTCTTTTTAGATAACAGGTAATAGATAACAGGTAATAGCAACAGTAGTAGCCACCAATAACTGAAAAAAATACGGTGTACATCTTTCTGCTTGGTAGTAGTAGTGCTTTGTGTTTTTTGTAAAGTTTCAGATTTTGTCAAAGTGGTTGTCGCACTATTTTTTACAGTTACACTCAGCGTTCCACCCTTAAGGGTGATTTTCTCTACTATCTTTCCATTTACTTCGTGGGTATACTCTAAGGGGGTGTCGGGTCCTACAGTGCTCAACTGATAGCTGAGTAGTGAATGCTGTAAAGAAGCAAACCTTGAGCCCACCGTAGCGAGCTCAGAGGTTTGCGTAGCAACTTTCTCGGCAACAGTCTTCTTAGTGTTACACGAGAGAAAAAACATAAAAAGCAATATGTAAGCAATACGTTTCATTAGCTATTCATTTCTATTGTTTTAATTACACCCTTTAATTTATTAGCATAATTAGGAGCGGTAGCATATCCTGCTTGTGCCACTTCCTCTGCAAACTTGTAAGGGTCGCTTCTTACTAACAATGCCTTTGCGTATCGTTTGTTTTTGAAAAAGAATTGTGCGTGGTCGGTAAAGCATTCTTCGGGCGTGTCGTACTTCCTAAACCAGTCTTTCACTTCATACATATATTTACCATTATGTAATTGATATATAGATATCACTTGCGGAAACTTATATCCTAATTTTGGAGAATTAAGTACTTCAGTAGTTTTTAACAATTGTTTCTTGTTAGCAGGCATTTCCTTGCCTGCTTTTACGCCAAAAAACATATTGCCTGGCACGCTATTAGCCCAACCAGTTTCCAACGCTGCTTGCGCCAAAATGAAGAGGTGCGATATACCCGTTTTGCGCTCAGTTTCGAGTGCAAATGGTTTGTACTGCTTTATAAATTCCTTTGGTGTCATTGCTTATTATTAGAAGTTTGAGAGTTTTCGAGTGATTCTGACGTTTCAGACTTTTCAGTCATATAATTGGAAATAGTTTTAGCAACTTCTTCTAAGTTTTCGCGATTGATAAATACTTGCTGAATTGCTTGTCCTGCTCTATCTAACCGCACTTTATCTTCGGCTTTTTCGCGTATAGATTTGATTTCGATAGCGCAGAGCACTAACGCCATAAAGAAAGTGACGAATGGAAAAAGCCACAACGACGTTTGATAATAAATTTCTAAATACCAAGAGAGTAACCCATAAATACTATCAACAATACTACAAGCGATGAGCAGGTTGTAATACTGCGCCATCTTGGCAATGGTACGCCTATAACCGTAAGAGGTTCGTGTCTCGCCATTACGTTTAGCCTTACGTAAGCCACTCCAGAGGTCAGCGAATATCATAAGGAGTACAAGAATATAAATACCGAGTAATATCCAAAGAATTACAAATATTTTTTCCATTTAGTTTACTTTTTAACTATTTTTAGAGTTACTATTTCCTTTTTTTTTGTATAGTTTACTTACTTTAGTTGAGCCATTTTTTCCATTAATTGTAGAATCTCCGTTAACATACACCATTTGTTTTCCATTACACAAATTCAATAAAATAGCAAACTAAAAACAATGCTATAAATATTATATTCGACAACAAACACCATATACTATTTGTTTTAACATCAATTTGTTGTTGTATATTATAATATCGATTAAACTGCCATCTTTGAACATCATCAAAATACTTTCTATCATTTTCTGTTAATGGAAACAATTGAAAGTAAGCAAATCCAAAAAATACAGCTATTGCTATTAAACACACCATTATACATAATAAAACATATAATTCGCTTAATAAACACATCCCTA